CAAGTCGAGCCGATACCTTTGACGAATACAAAAAAGTCTGCGGAGTCATCCGGGGTCTGAACCTCGCAGAAAACGTTATTAACGACCTTGTGCAAAAAATGGAGAAATCTGATGACTGAGTTTGACGTAGCGGCAGTAGACCTGTCTGGAATCTTGAACACCACTGCGGAGCAAAAAGCTAAGCAGTTGCCTGACCCCAAAAGGTTCATGATGTTGTGTGTTGTTCCCGAAGCAATGGAGGAGTACCACGACAGTGAAGTGGGGTTGATTAAAGACTCCAAGACAATGCACTATGAGGAAGTGCTCACTCCGGTTTTATTCGTTGTGAAGCTTGGCCCCGACTGCTACCAAGACCCTACCCGGTTCCCCAGTGGACCGTCGTGCAAGGAAGGTGACTTTGTTATCGTCCGACCCAATTCAGGCACCCGTCTGAAGATTCATGGCCGTGAATTCCGCATCATCAATGATGATTCGGTTGAGGCGGTTGTGGAAGACCCCCGTGGAATTACACGAGCATCATAAGGAACCATCATGGCAACATTGCCCGAATTTAAAGGCGAAGACTACAAGTTTCCTGACGAACAGGAGGCCGCTGTTGAAGACAAGTTTGAGGTAGAAATCGAGGACGATACCCCTCCAGAGGACCGTGGGCGCAAGCCTATGAAGGAGCCCGTGGAGGACCCGACCGAAGACGAACTAGCCTCTTACGACGAGAAGGTACAGGCCCGCATCAAGAAGTTCACCCGTGGCTACCACGATGAACGTCGCGCCAAAGAGGAAGCTCTGCGCGAACGAGAAGCTGCCGAAACCTTCGCCCGACAGGTGTTTGAGGAGAACAAACGTCTCCAACAGCAGCTTTCTACGGGTAGCAAGGCGTTTATTGAGCAGACGCAATCCACCGCTGAAATCCAACTTGGTGCCGCCAAAAAGCGGTACAAAGAGGCTTATGAAGCAGGGGATGTGGACGCACTTGCCGACGCCCAAGCGGAGATTGCTCAGGCTACTTTGAGGATGGACAAAGCTGCGGGTATGCAGCCCATCGAAGTGAATGAGAGGCAATTTGTCCCCGCGCAACCCGAACCTCCCAAGGTGGACCGCCGCACTCAAAAGTGGATGGACGCCAACAAAGATTGGTGGGGTAAAGATGAAGAAATGACTATGACTGCTATGGGGCTTGACAAGAAGTTACAAAAGCAGTATGGTGCGAACTACATAGGTACTGAAGAGTACTTTGAAACCATCGATAAAACGATGCGCAAGAGATTTCCTGAGCAGTTTGAAGACGCTCAGAGCGACGAGGATGACGAACCGCCTCCAAAGAAAAGAACGTCAGACCCGGCCTACGAGGATGATCCTCCACGCCGTGCAACAAAACCCGCTGCGGTAGTGGCTCCGGCCTCACGTAGCACCCCGCCTAACCGTATTAAGTTAAAGGGGTCCGAAGCTGCGATTGCTCGCAGGCTTGGGGTCCCGATTGAAGAATACGCTAAACAGGTTGCCAAACTAAGAAGAGGTGAATAATGGATCAAGTTCAAGTCAAAGCTGCTGAAAAAGCACAAAATCGTATGAGTCGTGAGTTGGACTCTCGTACCGTGATGCAACGCCCAACAGCGTGGCGTCCGCCTGAGACCCTGCCCATGCCAGATGAACGTCCGGGGTGGAAACACCGCTACGTTCGCATCAGTACGTTGGGCACCGCTGATCCAAGCAACATTTCTTCAAAGTTACGCGAAGGCTACGAGCCGTGTAAAGCGGACGAGTATCCCGAGCTAATGATGCACGCTACCACCGAAGGTCGCTTTAAAGGCAACATTGAGGTGGGTGGACTGTTGCTCTGTCGGATTCCGACTGAGTTCTTGGAGCAGCGTATGAAATACTACGACACTCAAAATAGAGCCCAAATGGATTCCGTGGACAACAATTTTCTTCGTGACAGTGATCCTCGTATGCCTCTTTTTTCAGAGAAGAAAACGAAGGTTACTTTCGGTTCTGGTTCATAAACTTGGAGTCTTAAATGGCATATCCTACGATCGACAAGCCTTACGGCTTGAAGCCGATCAATCTGTACGGTGGTACACCCTTCGCGGGCGCTACTCGCCAGTATCGGATTGCTTCGGCATACAACACTGGAATTTTTTACGGTGATGTTGTTGAGATGATTAACGATGGCACGATTATCAAATCTGCTATTACGACCGCTCGCGCAACCGTAACGACTTCACAGGTCATTGGCATTTTCTTGGGCTGTTCTTACGTTAACGCGCAAGGTCAGACCACTTTTGCTCAATACTTCCCTGCAAACACCACGGCTCCTACGGGTACGTTCATTACCGCTTACGTGTGTAATGACCCCAACACCCTGTTCAAAGCTGTGATTGCCGCAGGCGCAACTGCTGATGACGCAACTTCTGGTTTGCTGCCTTCCTCTACTACGCAATTTACCGTCATTGGTACTAACGTAGCTTTGGTGCAAAACAGCGGTTTGACGACTACTGGCGATAGCCGCGTAGCCGTTGCATCGTCTGCAACCACTGGAACCTTGCCCATGAACGTTGTTGACGTTGTTCAAGACACGTCTTATGTCAACGGTTCTGGCAACGTTGTGTTCCCCGAGGTCATCGTTCGCTGGAACTTTGAGATTCATACCACCACTATCGCTTCTGGCGTTTAATCAAGGAGCTAAATCATGGCTATTTCACGCGCACAACTGCTGAAAGAGTTGCTCCCTGGACTGAACGCTTTGTTCGGTATGGAGTATTCTCGTTACGGCGAAGAACACAAGGAAATCTACGAGACTGAGACTTCCGAGCGTTCGTTTGAAGAAGAGACCAAACTGTCTGGATTCTCCGCCGCTCCGGTGAAGAACGAAGGCTCTGCGATTGCTTATGACAACGCGCAGGAAGCTTGGTCAACCCGCTATACGCACGAAACCATTGCCTTGGGTTTCTCGATCACTGAAGAAGCGGTCGAAGATAACTTGTACGACAGCTTGTCTGCTCGTTACACCAAGTCGCTGGCTCGCGCTATGGCTTACACCAAGCAAGTCAAGGCTGCTTCGGTCATTAACAACGGTTTCTCCAACACCTACGCAGGTGGTGATGGCGTTTCCCTGTTCAATGCCAGCCACCCCTTGATCTCTGGTGGTGTCAACAGCAACACTCCCTCTACTCAAGCTGATTTGAACGAGACTTCTTTGGAAGCCGCCGTTATTCAGATCGCCGCTTGGACGGATGAGCGTGGTTTGTTGATCGCAGCCAAGCCCAAGAAGATGGTTGTTCCCCCTGCCCTGATGTTCGTGGCCAAGCGTTTGCTGGACACCGAACTGCGGGTCTCTACTGCTGATAACGATATCAACGCTATCAAGCAGATGGGCGCAATCCCTGAAGGCTACTGTGTCAATCACTTCTTGACTGACACCAATGGCTGGTACCTGACCACTGACGTGCCCAACGGTATGAAGCACTTTGTCCGCACCCCCTTGCAGAACTCAATGGATGGTGATTTTGACACTGGCAACGTCCGCTACAAGGCCCGTGAGCGTTACAGCTTCGGCTGGTCTGATCCCCTCGGTATGTGGGGTTCTTCAGGTTCGACCTGATGAGACTGAAAAAGGGGCCTTGTGCCCCTTTTTCTTTTGGTGTATATTGCAACTATTCCGGGGTTCCCGGTGTATCTGACAGTCCCGGCTGACGACATGCAGACAGATACGCCCCACTTGCATGTAAGGACATATCATGGCAAATACCACGTTTAACGGCCCAGTTCGTTCCGTAAATGGTTTTCAAGACATTTCTATCAACGCCACCACTGGCGCAGTTACGGTTGACGCTACATTCGGTGCTACCACCAGCGTGACTAACCTGACGACCACCAATCTGGTCTTTACTGACCAGAACCACCCCACAACCGCCGCGATCAACGCAACGGCTACAGCCACCGCAGCAGAAGTTGCAACCGGCTACATCACATCTACTTCAGCCGCAGCTACAACTATCACTTTGCCTACAGGCACTTTGTTGGGCGCGGCCTTGGGCGCTACTGCCGGTACTACGCTGGACTTGTTTGTTGATAACACCGCTGGCGCAAACACCGTGACTATCGCTGTTGCAACTAATGGCATCTTGTCTGCCGCCGCAGCCGCTGGTGCTGGTGCTGGTGCTGGCCTGTTGACCGTGCCATCTGGCGTAACTGGCATTGGTTGCTTCCGCATCATGTTCTCTAGCGCCACTGCATACGTGTTCTCTCGTATCGCTTAATCAACCCAAGGGGCTTCGGCCCCTGTTTTAAAGGAGTTTGATTATGACGATGCAATATGATGTAAAACAGGCGCACCTAGACGAGAGTGGCTTCATGGTTTTGAACCCAACACGGGTTAAAGCTGTGTCCTACACAGGCGGTGGAGTTGCGGGTTTTGTGACCTTCTTTGACACCACATCAGTTCCTGTTTCTGCCAGCGTCACTTATGGGCGTAGCGGTAATACTGTGACGGTAACCAAGACAGCGCACGGACTGTCTACCGGGGACGTTATCGGTATCCACTTTGCAGGCGGTACGGGCGGCACGGCTACTGATGGCACTTACGCAATCACTAGAACCAGCGCCGATGCGTTCACACTCCAAGACATCAATTCTGGGACCATCACAGCAACGCCTGCGGCTGTTTACGCAGTGGGTAAATGGCTGATAACCTATCAAGCGACGGCTGAAGATTATTTCTTCAACGGATTTTTAATCCCCGGTGAAGGTGTTCGCGCATACAACGGCGTGTACGCATACTTCACTGGCCTGAACTCCGCGACCATTTACGGCGCGACTCTTTCTGTGCAAGGATGACTGGGATGAAGAAAAAGCTCACATCCGAGAAGACAGCCAACGACCCAAACAGTCGGATTAACAAGAGCCTTCGGGCTTGGAATTGCGCCGAGGGTGGGTATGTGAACTCAGCAGATGGCATCGCCACCAAAGGCAAAACTAAGGGTAGGTTTGTCTGATGGAGATGACCCTCTGGAACATGGTTCTGACGGCCTTTTTGGGGTTGTTGGGCTGGTCTTTGCGTGAGAAGTCTGAGGAGATCAATCGCCTCCAGATTCTGCTTAACCGCACCCGTGAAGAGATTGCCAAAGAGTACGTGACCAAAGCTGACGTGCATAACGATATCAATCGAATCATGGACAGGTTGGACAGGCTAGAAACCAAGATCGACATGTTCATGAAGGAGCAACGAAGTGCCCTCAGTTAGCAAGAAACAACATAACTTCATGGCGGCGGTGGCCAACAACCCGTCGTTTGCCAAGAAGGTTGGGGTCCCTAAAAGCGTGGGGCAAGATTTTGCCGCTGCTGACAAAGGCAAAAAGTTTGGCGCGGGTAGCCGTGCTGATTTGCAAGGCGTGAACAAGCCCAAAACCGATCAGGGCAAAACTGAACTTTTCAACAAAGGTGGCGAGATGAAAGAATCTAAGGCAATGGTTAAAAAAGAAGTGTCCTTCATGAAAAAGAAGGGCGCACCCGCATCAATGGTTAAACACGAGGAGTCTGAAATGAAGGGTATGAAAAAAATGGCATCTGGCGGCATCACTACCGCCAAAATGGGCACTGTTAAAACCGCTGCTCCCAGCCGGGACGGGCTTGCTGTCAAGGGTAAGACTAAAGGCACCCAAATCAAAATGGCTGGCAGCAAACCTCTGGGTATGAAAAAGGGCGGCAAAGCCTAAAAGGAGCCTGACATGGCACGAGGACGAGATTTAGCTGGGCTTGCAGCCCTCGCTGGGTTGGCTTACATGGCCAACAAAAAAGGCAAAGAGACCACCGGGGTTGACCCCGATGCGGCTATGGGGGCGACTCCTTCCGAAGACGCTGGTAGCTTTGGGTATGGCGACGCTAGTGGCGCGGCGGTTGATACTACGGCAATGGCCGATATGGGGCCTCGCGGTGCTCCCGCTGCCGCGCCTACTCGTTCTGCTGCTGCGGCCCCTGCTCGCCCCAACATTGTGAGTCGAGAAGAAGGAATGAAGAACTACGTTCCTCGCCGCAAACCGCCTGTCAGTACGGTGTCCTCTTCGGAAGAAGGCATGAAGAACTACGTTCCTCGTCGCGCTCCAGCAGCTAACCCCGACTACGGCAACGAAGGCCGGACATACGAGTCAAAAGCCAAACCCAAGGCTAAGTACGAGACCCCGTATGACCGTATGAACCGCGAAAACCGCGAGGCAGGGATTAAGTTTAAAAAAGGCGGCACGGCCAAGAAAATGGCCAATGGTGGCGTGGCTTCGGCTTCTAAACGCGCTGACGGTATTGCCTCTCGCGGCAAGACCAAGTGCAAAATGTATTGAGGTAAATCATGGGGCGCTTTACAAGACATGGCATGGACAACCAACCGCTTGAGGGCGGTGGCGGTGGCGGGAGTGGTATTGCCAGCAAAATTGGAAATGCTATTGGTGCCGCTGGTGCTGCCGGGGTAGCAGCCACTCCTATTGGTGTTGCCTATAAGGCCAATGAGTTGGCAAAAGAACGTGAAGCCGCTGCTGGAAAGAAGCGGGAGGCTGCCGCTGAGATGAAGCGGGAAGCCCGTGGTGTTGAGAAGTCTGGTACTGACAGAGCGCGGGAAGCCGCCAAAGTTATTTCAGACGATGAGAAGTACACCAAGGAAACCCCGGATCAAAAGTACGCCAAGGGTGGTACTGCTTCCTCTCGTGCTGATGGCATTGCTCAGCGGGGTAAGACCCGTGGGACAATCATCAAATGATGGCCAGCCGTGGGATGGGGGCGATCAACCCCAAGAAGATGCCGACCAAGAAGGTCATCCATCGCACGGATAACCCCGACAATGTGGACATGTACAAAGAAGGCGGCGGGGTGAATGCTGCTGGCAATTACACCAAACCGGGTATGCGTAAGTCGTTGTTCAACTCCATCAAGAGTTCAGCAGTGCAGGGTACGGCGGCGGGTCAGTGGAGCGCGAGGAAAGCGCAGTTGTTGGCCAAGCGGTACAAGGCAAAAGGCGGGGGCTACAGAGATTGAAAGCTCCACAGCAGTCACTTAAAAATTGGACAGACCAGAAATGGAGGACCAAAAGTGGTAAACGCTCTTCTGACACGGGTGAAAGATATCTTCCAAGTGCTGCGATCAAAAGTCTCAGCCCTGCTGAGTACGCTGCGACAACGCGGGCAAAGCGAGCAGGTAAAAAAGCCGGAAAACAATTCGTAGCGCAACCTAAAAGCATTGCGAAGAAAACAGCGGGGTACAGATAATGGCAGGCGGAGCAGGAAATATAGGTAGTGCAGGTGGCATGGGTAACGCTTCTGCGCAACCGCAGGGTGGCCCTTTTGGTGGAAGTATGGGCGGTGGTCAGCAATCAGGCGGGGGCGTCCCCTCCTTTGCACAGCCGTACATGAACAATCTTGGTGGGGGCAACGCGTCTGCGCAGCCCTATGATCCAACGGGGGGTGCTCCACGCCAATCGACAAACCAAAGCAACTTTGGTCAAGGGATGAACGCGATGTTTGGCGGCGGCAGTCCGTTTGGTATGCAACAGCCTTCTTACGGGATGCAGAACCCGTTTGGTGGGATGGGGGCCCTGTCTAGTCCCGGCTATGGGATGAATCAATTTCAGCAGCAGCAACAAATGGGGCAACAGCAAGACTATCGCTCAATGGGGCGCGAGGTCGGGGAGCAAATGGGACAACTTGGCGCTCCCAACCAGATGCCGCAACCAATGGGCCAGCAGCCCTCGTACATGAACAACCCGGACTTCCAGGCGTACCAGAAGCAGGAGCAAGACCTTGGTCGCCAGATGAACGAGTATATGCAGAAAGCGCCCATGTATCAGCAGTTGCAAGACTTGCAGGGCAAGCTGCGCGGGTTCCAACAGCCCCAGCAAGGGCAAATGCAAAACCCGTATGGCAACATCGACCAGATGCAGCAACAGCGGAACATGCAAGACCAAGCTCGGCAACAGCGGATGTACGAGCAGGCTACCCAAGAGGATGCTAGACGCGGTATGACTATGGACATGCCCCCGCCAGGAACATTTGGTGACATGCGGGCGGCTGTAATGCCGCAACAACCCGGCTCAGAGCAGGTGGCTTCGGATTTTTCTGACTCGTCATTTTACGGCGGTCGTGGCGGATACGGCGGCGGTCGTGGTGGTTTTGGCGGTCGTGGTGGTTTTGGTGGTCGTGGTGGCTACGAGCAACAAATGCCTCAACAAGCAATGGGCCTACAAGGTCTTTACTCAATGCTGCAAGGGCGGCGTGGTGGCCCGTTTGGGGGTTATTGAACATGGCACTTACCTCTGGCGCAACAACATTCAATCTTGACCTGACCGAGTTGGTCGAGGAAGCCTACGAGCGTGCTGGCTCAGAGTTGCGCACGGGTTACGACCTGCGTACAGCGCGGCGCAGCCTCAACATCATGTTTGCAGATTGGGCCAGTCGCGGCATCAATATGTGGACGTTTGAGCCGGGCGTCATTGACTTGGTTCAGGGGCAAAACACCTACGCGCTGCCAGACGACACCATTGATCTGCTGGAGCATGTGATTCGCACGGGTGGGAACGTGGCGGCAACGCAAACCGACTTGACCATCACCCGTATCAGTGTTTCTACCTACGCTACGATCCCTAACAAGATTCAGCAAGCCCGCCCAATTCAGGTGTGGGTGCAACGGTTCAATGGCCAGAATTCGCCCGTGAGCGCGACGTTGAGCACCACAATTACCTCGTCGTCTACTGAGATTGTGTTGAGCAATGCTACGGGTTTACCCGCATCTGGGTTCATCAAGATCGACAACGAGATCATCAACTACGGGTACATAACAGGGAATACCCTATATAGTTGTTTCCGTGGCCAACAAAACACCACTGCGGCGGCTCACACTGCTGGGGCAATTGTGTACTGGGCGCAAGTTCCAGCAGTCACAGTTTGGCCGACTCCCGACAATGCCCAGACGTATCAGTTTGTGTACTGGAGACTGCGCCGTACTCAAGATGCAGGCGGCGGTGTCAACGTCATGGACGTGCCGTTCAGGTTTATCCCCTGTATGGCAGCGGGCCTGTCGTACTACATTGCTGGCAAGATTCCTTCCGGTTTTGAGCGTATTCCCATGTTGAAGTCTCAGTACGACGAAGCATGGCAGATAGCGGCTGGCGAAGACCAAGAGAAAGCGTCTGTTCGCTTTGTGCCGAGACAACAGTTCATTGGTGGAACCTGATGGGAAATAGGTTCGCCTCTGGTAAAAATGCGATCTCCCAGTGCGATCGCTGCGACCAGCGTTTTAAGCTTTCAATCTTGAAGCGTGAAGTCATCAAGGGTCGTAACTACGACCTCTTGGTTTGCCCGGAGTGTTGGGACCCAGATCAGCCACAATTGCACTTGGGCGAGTTTCCAGTAGACGACCCACAAGGCTTGCGTAATCCCCGTCCTGACCGGAGCTATGTGCTGTCGGGAACGAGCGGGTTGCAGATCAACGTGAATGGCGGGACTGGGCCTACGGGCACGGGGACTGTGGAGGCGGGTAGCCGAATCTTTCAGTGGGGGTGGAGCCCTGTGGGGGGCGCATCATTTTTTGACACGGCCCTCACACCAAATAACTTGGTTTTGAGCGTGCAATTGGGTACAGTATCGGTATCAACGACATAAGGAGTCGAAATGGACACGAAGACAGTGAAGAAAATTGCCGACAAGGAAGTCACGGCGCACGAGAAGCGCATGCACCCCGGCGCAAAAAAGATGCGTGCTGGCGGTAAGACCAATAGCGATATGCTCAAGTACGGGCGTAACATGGCCAAAGTAATGAACCAGCGTAGCCCTGGTCGTGGAGGCTGATATGGCAACGTACAAGGTACCCAAAAAAGTAGCCACCGTGGTTGTTGGTGAAGAGCCAGCCAAAGAGACAATGCGCAAAGCAAACGTGTCTGTGGCCAACACGCGCAGTCAAGACTATCCCCCCACCAAAACCAGCGGCATCAAAATCCGTGGTACTGGCGCGGCTACTAAAGGTCTGATGGCCCGAGGCCCAATGGCATGAACTACACCGAGTTGTACAACACAATTCAGTCGTACACCGAGAATCAGTTTCCGGCTGTATACCTTGCAAGTGGGAGTACTGTGTCTGCAACGACACAGATCAATACTTTCATCACGCAGGCTGAACAACGTATATACA